GTGCATTCCAGTCTGTTCAACACCGCAGTACAGATTGGCGCCACAATCGGCGTGGTGGGATAACTGCTCAAATAGGAGAAAGCCTTGGCGGCAAGGAGCTTGTCCCGCCCCACTGTCGTGGCTGAACCTCCAGGAGGGTGGAAAATGCAAAAGAGCCGGGAGAGGACGTCTAGGGGGTGCTGGAGGCGAGCGGCCTCGAAGGAAGCACCAGTGGCACGAGCCACGAGATACTCCTCGAGATTATTCCCGCAGAAGTTCAGGGAGGCAACATCATGACCCTCCTCAAACTTAAGCAGCACCCCAAACTTACGGCAGGATGCGGAAAGAACGTCCTTGGGGATGGGATGGGACAAGGCGATCAGGCCGTCATCCCCCTCATAAAGCTCCTCAACAATAGTGACTTCGACAGGATCGGCCCGGGTGTGCTCGCTCATGACTGCTGAAGCATCTGCGATGATGGCCCGGCACCAAGTAGTGTTGAGGATGAAATTGCCCAAGGAGGTCTGCTCAGTGCCCGACAGCCGCATGGCCGGCAGGAGCAATACCTCCTCTGAAAATGACACGCAAGGAGACTGGGAGAAAAATCGTCCCAGCTCCTCTACTGCCCCCTGGGCAACCTGGGGGGAAAACCGTGTGATAACGCGGAACTCTATCCCGACATGCGCGGCCTGAACATTCGACTCCATTGAGGTGAAGTCAGTTTCCAGGAGATTGTTGCATCCCTTGAACTTGGACAAGGTCTTGTCCCGGATCTGTGGGGCCGTGAGACCCTTGACTGAGATGTCGCTATGGTGCTCAAAGAACCTGTGCTGCGGCACGTACAGCAGCAGGTGTGAGTACCCGCGCAGATGGAAGTTCGGTGCAATAATATTGCGGGGGGCCTTGATGGCGTCGGGGTCGTAGGTCTCGGCCTTGATAAAGCCGCCAAAATACCAGACCTTGGACAGCTCCTTGATTGAGCGCGGCGACTTTGCCGCCAGGTCATACAACTCCACCTCCCTGACCAGCTCAGCATGTTGAGGGAACTCCCTACGGAGAGTCTCCTCAAACAGAGCATAGGGGAGGTTCATGTTGCGCCAGGCGGCCAGAACTCCGGCCAGGTAGGACACAGCGTCCATACCTTTAAACCCCTTTTCTTTGACATGGCCACACGTGGCCACAAGTGCTTGATGGGTGACAGCGGCCACATTGTCGATGTCAGGAAGGCCGTCTGACAGTGCGTCCGCATAGCACTTGAGGATGCCAAGATTGTCTGCGGTAATGGCGCCGCGGCGAAGCTGGAGCCGCTTGAAATAACCGCACAAACGGTTCTCCCGTGAAAAGGGGTTCGGAAAAGTGGGGAGAAGGCCGGAGATGTGAATCGGGCTGAGCACACAATAGTTCATGCTCTTGCGGTAAGCAGAGTAGGCTGCATCGCGCACGGGCTTCAAAAAGATACCCGCCTCTTGAGCCAACTCCGCTCCCGGGAAGACGACATCGAGTGGGGCATCGTAGCCCACCACATAGGTGCCCTCAGCAAGGGGGCGGGCACCCGAAATGACAGAGCAGGCCCGGCGCCCAGCCTCGCCACTCAAAATGTCCACCAACGCTGGGTTGGCACCGAAAGAGCGACCCTCGAGAAGAAGAAGGGAGGTCAGCACTTGCAGTGACACGATAGAGTGGGTCTGGGTCGAGTAATCAACGCGATTTATCTCCAGAGAAATTTGTAGGTAGTTGGCCACAGCCTCGAGAGTAGGGAGAAAGAGACCGCTGCGCCCAAAACCACGCTTGCGGCAGTACATGAAGTCCTCGAGGTGGACTGTGGCGTACTCATACTTAGCTGCTGCATCCTCACAGATGGGACGCCCACACGAATAGGGGGTGTAGCGGACAGTGTAGTTGAGCACGTAAACGGGCCCCTTGACCTTGGTCGACCGATGACGAGTCTGTCTCAACCGGAGGTCATTAACTTCCCCCTCAGCGTCAGGCAGGAGAATGGGCTCCAAGCCAGTGAGATAAGCGGCGCCAAGGAAAAACGGCAGGGGGGTGAATGAGAAGCTGTCGGCATCCACTGCGCACTCAGAGGAAAAGGTGAGAGCGCGTGAAAAGTAGGGCACGTCGAATGGGAGGAAAGGCTTGCCCTCATTCTCAGGAGCGACGGTTCTAATGAAGAAAAGTTTGAAGCGGTCCAGGAAGGTCATGAGCTGGGGATCATGGCACAGGCCATCTTCAAAGGCGACATCGGCGGCGATCTTTGCGAGGCGATCAGCCTCTTTAGCGTCATCTTTAAGATCGTCCTCTGCTTGGCGCCGGTCACCATCGGCCCTCATCTGATCCACGAGCTGGGCCACCGCCTTTTGGGCGGCGCCAGCCCGTTTCTTGTACTCCCCTGCCCTGGCCGACTTCCTCTCGTCCTTCTCCGCCCGTTCAGCGGGGGCGGAGGAGGCACGAGCAGGGGTGGCCGCCTGGGGTTTTGGGGTGGGGGGAGCGGATGAGGAGCCCTTCTTACGGGGCCCAGGATTTATTTCGACCCCTCCCATCTGCAACAGGATGCGGATGAGGTCGAGGCAGAGGGGAGCGCGGTCGTGGGTCTGACGATACCGATAGAAGCCCCTCTTGAATTGGCTATAGAAAGGCAGCCGCGAAGGGGGGAAAGAACCCGTGTGGGCCCAACACTCCAGCACCTGGAGATACTTGGACGCCAACTGGGGGGTCAGACGAAACAGTACGGTCGGGGACGGACGAGAGCGATCGGGACGCACACTAGCGCCGAGTTCATCACACGGCTTTTGTTCATCACCGCGGTGTGCCGCACGCGGTGAGGTCCCAGGCACCTGAGACACGTCCTCCGGTTTACAGCCCAGAGGCACTGACGTGACCGGTTTCTTACACGGTGCCACGCAACCGAGGGAAATGAGA